TCGCGCAGCAGCCGCTCCAGCTGCTCGCGTTGCTCCTGCTCCAGCAACGCCACGGGCTCGACGATGCGGCTGTCGGGCCCCAGGGTCCAGTCGTCGCGCTGGCAGCCGTACTCCCAGTCGCGCCCATCGGGGGATCGAGCCCACATCAGGGCCCCAAGCCGATCACGGTCGATGTCGATCTGCAGCTGCCAGCCGCTGGCCAGATCGAGCCGCATCCGGCCCCACCAGATCTCACCCCAGGGTCTGTCCGCCAGGAAGGCCTCCCCTGCCAGAACGGCCAGCAAGGCCTGCTGGATCTCGGCGGCGCAGCAACGGCTCAGGGGGAACAGAGCGGGTGACGCAAGCCATTGCCACGGCACCAGAGCGCCCACTCCCCGAGGGCGATCGGCTTGCCGCAACAGCGGCAATGGCCGGGATGGCGGACGCGGATGCGGCGAAAGCCATGGGGGTCGGCTGTGGGCTGCCTGTGGGGCACTCCTGCCGTGGGAAACCCGGGCGCGGACGCTGCAGAGGGAGGGTGCCCGCTGACCTGCAGGCCGTGCTCACGGATCAGCCGGCAGGCCAGATAGGCGCTGGTGCGAGCCTCCTCCAGATGGGGTGAGGCGCTCATCGCCACCAGCTTGCGGACCTTCTCCGCTGCCCGATCCACCGCTGCGCTGTCGACCATGCCCTATTCGCCAACCGGATCAGCTTAGCGAGCCTGTGCCAGCATGAATAAGCTGATTCGACATGCCGAGGTTTCCATGCCCTCGATGATGACCCCGCTCTCCGTGCAGTTCACGCTCGAGCAGCGGGACTGGCTGGATGCGCGCACCCGCGGCGGTGTGCTCTCGCGTTCCTCGGTGATCCGCCTGATCGTGGCCGAGGCCATGGAACGCGACGAGCTGGCCAGCAGCCCCCGTAAGCGTCAGGGACAACATGGCCAGCGCTGAAGCGGCCACCAGTCCCACTCAGGCCTGCATCGACTGCGCTGCCGCCAAGCAGTTCCTCTCCCTGCTGGGCAAGGACCCGGCCAGCGCCAGGCTGCGCGCCTTTCCCCACCGCGCCAACCCCGCCAAGGGGGAGATCGGTGCCCGCAAAGGGCCCTTCGAGCTGGCGGTGGCGGAGCAGTGGCAGCGGGAAGGTCGCGGCATCTACCTGGTGATCAACGACGGCGGCGACCGCAAGAGCGAGATCACGGCCTGCCGGGCGTTTTTTGTGGAGTGGGACGACCGGCCGATCGCCTGGCAGCTGAACGCCTGGCGGGAGCTGGGGCTGCCGGAGCCCTCGCTGATCGTGCTCAGCGGCGGCAAGTCGGCCCACTGCTACTGGCTGCTGGAGCAGCCCATCCCGCCAAAGGAGTGGGCGCCGCTGCAGGCCGAGCTGATCGCCTATGCCGGCGGCGATCCCCACTGCAAGGACGCCTCACGGGTGATGCGGCTGCCGGGCTGCTGGTACGTGGATGCCGGCGGGCAGCCCACCGCCCTGGTGGAGCTGGTGCACGTGAGCGCTCAGCGCTACTCGCCGGAGGACATCGCCCTGGCGCTGCTGCCCGATGAGTTCGCCGAACCCGCTGCAGGCACCACGCCGCAACAGGAGATTCCCCTGGAGCAGCCCTACGAGGTTCCAGGCACTGGGATTCCACTGCCCGAGCTGGGAGACGAGGACTTCGGACAGCCGCGGCCGCTGGAGCAGATCCGCAGCGCTCTGGCCGCCATCCCCAGGCGCGTGCCCGGCAGCAACACCTACGCCGACTACCGCAACCTCCTCTGGGGGTTTATCCAGGCCTGCGAGCAGGCCGGCCACGACCGGGAGCTGGCGATCGCCCTGATGGAGGCCCACAGCCCTTCCGCCAGCTGCGGCTGGGACATCCGCCAGGTGGCCAGCTCCGGCGGCGAGCAGATCAGCGCCGCCACCTTCTGGTTCCACGCGCGTCAGCACGGCTGGTTGCCGCCGCAGCCGGCCCACACCCCCAGGCCTCCTGGGGCGCAGACCACAGGCAGCCGTCGAAACCAGGGCGACACCGGCGGGCGCCATCCCGGTGGCAAGGGCACCGACCACACCAGCAATGCCAGGGGCGCCAAAGGAGCTGGCTCTGGCGCAGGCTCGCAGCGCTTCTCGCCACGGCCCGACACCCGGGTGCGCTGGGGAAAGGTGCACCTCCCGATCACCCGCCGCCTCAATGCCTTGGAGCACTGCATCCGATCCCTGGTGGGGCGCGAGCGCAACAGCCTGCGCCGTTCAGCCCGCGTGCGCGAGGCCCATGCCGCCCTGCAACTCAAGACGGCCCTGCGGCTGCAGGAGATCGGCCAGCTGATCCTTGAGGCCCACGACCAGCGCAACGGCAACCGCTTCCGCGGTCTCGATCAGGCCGAGCGGCTGGCGATGCCGCAACCGGTTGTGGCGTGGGAGATCCCTGGCTGCATCCCTCGCCGCGATCTCTCGATCGTGGGCGGCCGGGCCAAGGTGGGCAAGACGCGGCTGGTGCATGCCCTGGCCCGCTGCCTGCTCTGCGCCGAGGACTTTCTCGGCTTCGGGACACCGGAGGAACCGCGGCCGGTGATCCTGGTGACCGACGACCAGGGCGACGGCGACACCGCCCAGATGCTCCAGCAGCTGGGGATCTGGGATCACCCGTTGCTGCTCTGGTCGCGCCGCTTTCGCGCCACCGAGGCCAACCTCGACGCCCTGCTGGCCTGCCTGGCGCAGCATCCCGGCGCGGTGGTGATCCTCGATTCGCTGCGCTCGATCACCCGCAGCTGCTGCTTTGGCGAGAACGACCCGGAGATGGGTTCGCTGATCTACGACCTCAAGCACCAGATCACCGATGCCGGCGGCACGTTGCTGCTCATCCACCACTGCAACAAGGCCAATGACACCACCGGCACCGAGGCCCTCTCGGGCCACAACGCCATCGCCGGGGCGGCCAACACGATCCTGACCCTCCACTACCTGGCCAAGGGCAATCGGCTGATCAAGGATTCACCCCAGCGCCGCCTGGTGCGCGAGGCCCGCTCCGGCCCACCCGCCGATCTAGTGGTGGCGATCGATGGCAACACCGGGGCCTTTGCCCGGCTGGGCACCTACGACGATCTGCAGGAGCAACAGGAGCAGGAGAGCGATCTGGATCGCGCCGGCCAGCGGGTGCGCAAGGCCAGCGACAAGCAGAAGGAAGCCCTGCGCTATCTCCAGGCCCTGCACACCAACGGTCTGGTCGGGGTAGGCCTCCTGGAGCTGCTGCAGGCGATCGGCATGGCGCCGGCGGAGGCTCGGCTCAAGCGGGACCTGGAGGGGGAAGCGCTGACCACCTACAAGGCCATGGGCCGCTTCCTCGGCAGCCTGGACGGATTGGTTGCAGCCACCAGGGTGGGCACCAGCGGCGCGAGCTACTACCTCCGCTATGGGCTCAGTGATGCCGGCGCTGAGTGGCTGGCGCGTGAGTTCGATCTATAGGGGTGGATTCTTGCGATTCATTGGATCTCCCTGCGACGCAATTGATCTGACGCATCTGGCACGACGGACTCTCTCGGGATTCATTGGATTCTTTGCTGGCGATCCCCATTCCGACGCTGCGCACGGGCAACTGACCCACAACCAATGGAGAAGGGGTTGGATTCCTGGGATTCTTTGGCTTCCAAACCAGCGCAAGCGCTTTGGCGCCCCACCCAGGGTGGATCCGATCTGGATTCTTGGGATTCTTTGCGGCTCGTCCCTGCCTGGAACAGACAGTCCCTGGGGATCAAAGAATCCAAAGTATCCAAAGAATCTCACGTTCGATCTTCTGCCCAGATCCCCTGCGCTGCAACGGGGTCCAAAGAATCCAACCAATTTGGTGTATCACGTGAGGTTCTGGTGATCAGGCGTTCTTCCAGCTCAACCACAAGCTCAGCTGTTGCTGACCCCAGCAACTGGCTGGCACCGATCCCAGGCCTGCAGCGCACCGACCCGGAGCACCGCTACTGGCTGGGGGAGCACCTGTTCGCGGTGTCGGTCACCGGCGTGGTCGGCTCAGCCAAGAGCGACTGGGCGATGGCCCGCATCAAGGCCACCCGCCACGTCTGGGAGCCGCGGGGCCACACCGTGCACCTTGCGCTGGAGGCCCTGCTGCACAGCCGTTTCCATCCGCAGCCCCGCAACCGGCAGCAGGCGGCCCAGCTGCTGGAGGACTTGCGGGCTTCGGACTACCGCGACTGGATCGAGCCGCTGCTGGCCCACCCCCACTGGCAGCAGGTGACGGTGATCGCCTCAGAGCGGCCCACCTGCTGCCTGGTCCGCAACCTGGCCGGCACCTACGACACCGGCTACATCCAGCACACCAACGGCCTGCGGGTGCTCGCCGACCTCAAGACCCTCTCGCGACCCGGCTCCGGCAGTTACTGCACCCGCGCCCAGCTGGGCGGCTACATGGCCCTGGAGGCGATCTGGGGCGTGCACTACGACGCCGGCCAAACGATCTGGGCCCGGCCGGGCGAGACGCGCTTCTCACCGCTGTATTCCCGCGAGGAGTGCATGGCGGCCTGGGCAGCGGCGTGGGCGGGCTACGTGAGCCGCTTTCGGCCGTGGTGATCAACTGTCCGAACCGATGTGTTCGGACTATCGAGCCGCTATGGTTTGCTGCAGGTCGCTTGCCTGCGCCTCTCCGTTCCTTTGCTGGCTCAGTTGATGACTGCCACCACCGCCAGCTCTGCTCCCCTGGTCGGCGCCGCACTCGATGCGCTGCTCGATCGCATCACAGTCCTCAAGCTGCAGCAAAAAAGCATCGAAGCCGAGCTCTCCCCGCTGCTGGAGCAACTCAGCGGGGCCCTGGAGTCCGGCGAGCTGGATGCCTCCTTCTCTCACAACGGCTGCAGCTTCTGCTGGTCGGCCGGACGCACCAGCTACGCCTATCCCGAGCCGCTGCAACAGCAGGAGCAGGCCCTCAAGGAGGCCCAGCGGCTGGCGGTCGCCACCGGCGCCGCTACGGAGAAGCACGGCAAGGCGTTCTGGACGATCAAGCCGGGCCGGAGCTGAACGATGGCCAATCCCCAGAAGCGCAAGGGGGATGCGGCCGAGCGGGAAGCGGCCCAGTTGCTGAGCGATCTGTTGGGCCTGGTGGTGCGCCGCAAACTCGGCGCCGGCCGGACCACCTCAGCCGGCGGTGACACCGGCGATCTCGATGGCGTGCCGGCCCATGTGATCCAGGTGGCCAGCTGGGCTAACACCGCCGCCGCCGCCCGCCTCAAGCCCGATGAGGCCGCCCTGCAGGCCGAGCACGCCGCTGCGGCGTTCGCTGCGACGTTGGTGCGGTTCCGTGGCGGCACCTGGCGGGTGGTGCTCACCCCCGAGCAGTGGGCCGCCTACGTGCGGCTGCTCCTGCGGGAGGGCCTGCTGTGAGCCGCAAGGCCCCTGCGACCGAGGCGCCGGTGGATGCCGATCAGGTGCTGCTGGAGGAGCTGCGGCAGGCGCCTCCCCAGCAGGACGCCGATGGTCAGCCCGTTTGGCCGGCCGCCGACCCCAGCCGGCCGGTGGGCAAGGGCAACCCACCGCGGGGGCGCCGTAGCCAGAGCCACAAGCCCCGCGCCACCCACATGGAGGTGGAGACGCGCATTGCCGAGGCGCAGCTGTGGGTCGCCCAGCGTCTGCCATTGGCTGAGATGAGGGAAAAAGCCGCCCAGAACTGGGGAATCACCAACATCAAAACGATCAGCCGCTACCTGGCCCTGGCGCGGCAGCGGATGGTGGAGGAGCTGATCTCTGACCGGCGCCGACACCAGGCCGAGCAGATCTTTGCGCTGAACGACTGCGCCCGCCGGGCGATGGATGCAGGCCAGTTCAACGCCGCCGTCGGCGCGTTCCGGGTGATCGCCGAGATCGGCGGCCTGCTCCGGGCACCGATCAAGCCCCCCGAGGCGAAAAGCTGATGGGTCGTGTTGCCTCCACCCTTGGGTCCCCAGCCCCGTCTGGCCTTGACGGTGGTCTGCTGCTGGATCCCGCCACTGACCTGTGGGCCGACTGGGGCTTACTGGGTGTTCCGGATCCCGACCGGGCGTCAATGACCCGCCAAGGCCTGCTGTTCCGCGACTTCATCCGCAGCGCCTTCCCGAGCTTTCAATTCCACCGGCTGTCGGAGCTCCTGATCGACCTGCTCCAGCAGGTGGCCAATGGCCAGCTCACCCGTCTGATCGTCTGTTGTCCGCCGCGCCATGGAAAGTCCCAGCTGGTGTCGCGGCTGTTCCCCGCCTACTGGGTGAGCCGGCACCCGGAGCTGTTCTGCGCCATCGCCAGCTACTCCGGCGAGCTGGCCTATGCCCACAGCCGAGAAGCCCGGCACTACTACCGGATCACCGGCCACGCCCTCTCCAAGGATTCGGCCGCGGTGGGCAACTGGCTGACGCCCCAGCGCGGCGGCTGCATCGCTGCTGGCGTGAAGGGCCCGTTCACAGGCAAGGGCTACAACCTCGGGATCATCGACGACCCCTACAAGGGCCCGGAAGACGCCAAGAGCGCCCTGCAGCGCGAGCGGCTGATCGACTGGTTGAAGAGTGTCTGGTTCACCCGGGCCGAACCGGGCCTCACGGCCGATGGAGCCCTGCTCCCGGCGGCGCAGGTGGTGGTGCAGACCCGCTGGGATCACCACGACATGACCGCCTGGCTGCTGGAGCAGGAGAACCAGGAGAACCCGGAGCACTGGACGGTGCTCAACCTGCCGGCTATCGCCGAGCCGGAAGCCATTTCTATGCAGATTCCGCATACCTGCTCGAAAGTCCCTGATTGGCGCCAGCCGGGCGAACCGCTTTGCCCGGAACGGGTGCCCCTGGCGGTTCTCCAGCGCATCCGCACCCGCCTCGGCTCCTACTGGTGGAACGCCCTTTATCAGCAGCGGCCCAGTCCTGCCGAAGGCCTGCTGTTCCGCAAGGACTGGATCCAGCCGCCGCTGCCGGCCGCTCCGGGCCAGCCCCGTCGCTACGCGCCGCTGGTGCTCAGCTGCGACCTGAGCTTCAAGGACGGCAAAGACAACGACGCCTGCGGTTTTGCGTTGCTGGGCCTGCTGGAGCCGCAGCGCCATCCGGCCGTGGATGCCAGGCGGCAGGGGCTGGCGCTGGCCGCCAATGCGGCCGCGGCTCAAGGCTCGCCAAGGGGTGTGAGTGCCACTCACTCCCCTGCTGGCGGTCAGGACCCCTGGGCCGAACTCCAAATCGAAGCCCTCTGGGCCCATCGGCAGCGGCTGGATCTGCCAGGGGTGATCAAGTTCCTGCTGGCGTCGCTGGTGTCCCTCGAGCGGCAGGGCCTGCGCCCAAACGCCGTCCTGATCGAAGACGCCGCCAACGGCCCGGCGGTCTGCCAGCTGCTCAAGCGTCAGGTGCCGGGGTTGATCGCCATCCCGCCCAAGGGCAGCAAGGCCTCCCGTGCCCATGCCGTGGCCCCTCTGGTGGAGGCGGGGCAGGTTCGCTTTGCCCGCAAGGCCGATTCCCTGATTGAGGAGCTGCTGGCCTTCTCGCCCCGCGGCGGTGTCGACGACCAGGTGGATGCCTTCTGCCAAGGGGTGCTTTGGATCGAGGCCCAGTTCTGGCGCGGCAGGGGCTACGGCAGCTCGCCGGTACCGATGGTCTTTAGCCGCTGAGCGATGACTGACGCGATCGCCCGGCCACTGCGAACGCCCGCTTGCTGTGGTGCGACCGGTCAGCTTGATCTGCCGCTGCGGCCGCCGGTCGTGGCGACGTGTCTGCCGAAGCCCAGCAGCGCCAAGCGCATTGGGATTGGTCATCGACCGCAAGCCCGGCCCCACCCCGAGGGCGATGCCGTTCAGCTGGTGATCGCCTTCCCGGCCAAGCCGCGGCGGCACCGGCCCGTCAATCCCCATGCCGCCGCCAATGCCCTGGCCCTGCAGCACCGTGACATTGCCAGGACCGTGGCTGGCAACATCTCCCGCCGCACCGGCCACCCCAAGGACGACCTGGAGCAGATCGCCATGCTTGGCATCCTCCAGGCCGCCCGCCGTTATGCACCAGAGCGGGGATCATTTCGGCCTTATGCCCGCACCTATGCGAACGGGGAGGTGTATCACTATCTCCGCGACAAGGGTTTTCTGATCAAGGTGCCGGCCTCCTGGAGGGAGCTCTATGCGCGGGGGCAGAAGCTGTTGCGCTTGGGGATGGCTTTAGATGATGCCTCTGAGCGGCTTGGGATCAGTCCGGAGCGGTGGCGCGAGGTCGTAGAGGCTTGCAGTCAAAGGGTGGTAGCAATGGAGGTCGCAGAGCAATATTGATGACTGCATTGCATTCAAGCGAAAGCCCACCCCGATGCCCGCTTAGTTTATGCGGAAAATTAGTGGTATTTGCGTTTGGTCGAGTCAAGTGCCCGGAATCGCCGTCGATCAAGGTCAGTCGCTAGCGTATCTTGGTCGACATATCGCTTGACAGTAGTGCTACTTCTCGACTCCTATGAAGAGGACTTCTTATAACGACGATCGATCGGAAAAAGCCAGGACCCAAGAGCCTTAGATGCTTACATGCTGACACGCAACATCTCTGCACCAGGTTGAGCAACATGTGATCCAGCGAACATTGCCCAGCCGGCGTTCAAGCGGGTCAGATCAGCCTCGCAGCTTATTTATTGCTGGGCGAACTGGGTGCCGGATTAGAAGTCGTCAAAAGATGAGGCTTTGGGCGCTCCGAGCTAATTACTGAACCGCCGCCTACTGTTACGCTCTGATGATCTGCGCTGCGGTAACAGTAGCTGCTAGAATGGCTCAAGCGATTCCATGCCCTTCGTCGGGCTAGATGAGGCTGGGGCCATGCGCAAGGCTAGTACGTCAACCTTTGAATGGGCCCTGGCCACTCCCGAAGGGCTTAGAGAAGCCAGGGCGGTGGATCAGGTCGCGCCACGTAACTTTGATCAGCTCTTGCTAGGACCAGCAAATCCATTGGAGCCCGAATGCCAAGATCAAGTTCATGAGCAAAAGTGCGCACGTCAGCCCAAAGTTTCTCCGGGCCACCGCAAAATGCGCCTCTCGGCTGCGCAATCGGAGTATTTACCAAAACAAGCGCCCTGGTGCTGCGCTTATGATTCTGCATCTGGTTCAACCAAAAATAATGATCTGGAGGTAGTCTGATGAAGATTGTTTTCCGGCAATATTCGATTAATTCGAATGTGCCTGGGTCAGTCTTTGGCAACGGACTCCAGCCTGTGGATGGGCTGGCGCTCTCTCCATTGACTGCCAGCAGAGGATTATAATAAATGAACGGCGATATGATCAAGAGAGTCGTGCGAGCCATCGTCGACGGCTCACAATCTGATTTGGACCGACTCGCGGGTAAAATTGTCGAAGCAGAAAGAAAAACAGGCCACGTCAGATTGGCCGAGCAGTTGGAGGCCATTCTCAAGCAGCCTAGGCCGAAACGTATGCTGCCATCGCCGATTCCTTCAGGTGACATAGAGCGCTCGCTCAATGAATTGCCTGTTAGTCGACGTAATGGGGAGTCGCTGGCCGCGCTCATCCCCCACGACCAGCTGGAGCATCACATGGTTCTGCCCAAAGCTGTGGAGCAGCGTTTCGCACGCATCGAAGCCGAGTATGCGGCACGAGATCGGCTAGGCACCTTCGGACTCAAGCCTCGCAAAACCGTGTTGCTCTACGGGCCCCCGGGCTGTGGTAAGTCGCTGGGGGCAAAGCGGCTGGCCTGGAATACTGGATTGCCTCTCATGAAGGTTCGCTTCGACGTTCTCATCTCCTCCTTTTTCGGTGAGTCTGCCCAGAACCTACGAACTATCTTCAGCAGCGCGCGCGAAAAGCCATGCGTGCTGCTGCTAGACGAATGCGATTTCATTGCACGATCTCGCACGGCATCTAAGGACATCGGCGAGGTGTCACGCATCGTGAATTCGCTGCTGCAGCAGATGGAGGAGTACGACGCGCCTGGTCTGCTCGTCGCGACGACTAACCTGGAGTCCTCGTTGGACCCGGCGCTATTCAGGCGCTTCGACGATGTTTTCCTCATCCCATTGCCCGGAAAGGCAGAGATTGAAAAGTTGCTAAAACTTACACTGTCTAGCGTGCAGATGGATAGAACTATCACATGGGAACCTCTTGTCGCCAAACTCGAAGGGTCATCTGCTGCAATGGTCGTGAAGGCTGCCCAGGATGCCGCCAAGGCAGCCGTGCTTGCCGGACGCACGTCTCTATCGCAAGACAGGCTAATTAAGGCCGTTGAAGAGCTGCAGCGTCACGACGCAGCACAAGGGGGTTAAACCATGCCGGGCGCGCACAACTTTGACCACCTGCCATTACTAATGCGCTACCAGGGCAAGGCGCGTCTCCGCGGAGGCGGTAATCCTTCTCAGCAGACGCAAGCTAACAAGGGAGCCCAACGACAAGCGCACTCTAATGCTCTGGACAGTGCGGCTAAGTCACTCAGTGCGAATTGGCAGGCCCGCAAGGCCCAGCGCCAAGCAGCAGGCCAAGCTTTGCCGGAAATCACTGCGGGGATTCCCATCCTGCTGCAGATTGATACCGGCCTAGACCTCGACAAGCTGCGCGCCAAATTCCAATTTGAGGTAGTCGCAGAGCAGGAAGAGGGCTATGTAATCGTGGCGTCTGAAGATATTGAAATCTCCGCTTTCCGTAATATGGTTCAAGGCTTTGCCAACACGTTGCACGGCTCTGCGACCGTTGCCGAGATCCACGCGATTTTCGACGATCCCAATCAGGTAGATCGGCTCGGTCGCATTCTTTCCGAGCAGCTGATGGGGTCTTGGTGCGATATCGACGAAAACCAACCCTACATCGTCGACATCGGAATCGCCTGTGCCGGCATACAGGAGATTCCCCCGCGCCCAGTGCGCGGCAAGCGTGCGACTGACGCCCAGTGGGCTGCCAAAGAGTTCGAATGGTCGGAGCGGCGGGCTAGTGCCTACAAAGAATGGGACAACATCAAGATCGAACGCGAGAGTTCCATTCAAAAGTTCATCGAGTTCTATCAAGCTCAAATCCTGCATCTGACGGATGGCCTGGATTTCGACGCGGGTGTCCTGCCAGATAGCTTCACGGTGCGGCTAAAGATCTCGGGCAGGGGCTTAAAGGACTTCGTGCTCAATTATCCCTACATCTTCGAGGTCGTAGAACCGGAAGATATCATCCTGCCCCAGAACCAGGGCAAGCAAGGCGCACAGCTGGCGCCAGCCGTCGTGCCGGTTGTACCCGATGCTGATGCACCTGCCGTCTGCGTCATTGATAGCGGCATTCAAGAGGCGCACTTCCTGCTTCAGCCTGGCATTGACCATGTTGCATCTCGTTGCTTTCTGCCGGGTCAAGCCGCGACCGCTGTCGCCGATGAAGTGGCGCCGGGCGGCCACGGTACACGCGTTGCAGGCGCCCTGCTGTATGGCGAGGACATCCCGACCGCCGGCGCACCGCAATTGCCGATCTGGATTCAGAACGCTCGCGTGCTCAACGCTCAAAACACTATGCCGGTAGAGATTTTCCCACCCGAAGCGCTCCGCAAGGTCGTCGAATCCTTCAACGACGGGCCGCGTCAAACCCGCATCTTTAATCACTCGATCAATGCGCTCAGCTACTGCCGAACGCGCTATATGTCATCCTGGGCCGCAGAGATCGATCAGTTGTGCAATGAAAGGGACGTGCTCATAGTTCAAAGCGCCGGTAATCTGCTTCTAAAAGGCACATCCCCCTTCCTTGGCATCGCCGACCATTTGGACGCTGGGCGAGACTATCCCGACTACCTAACTGAAAATACGGCTCGCATTGCCAATCCAGGCCAGAGCCTACAGGCCCTGACCGTTGGCTCGATCGCATACGACCATGCCGTGCATGGTGAATGGCGTACCTTTGCCACGCAGCCCGCAGGACCGTCGGCGTTCTCGCGGACAGGCCCCGGCATCTGGGGCGTCATCAAGCCCGAAGTAGTTGCGTACGGTGGCGACGCAGCCCGCACGAGCAATGCGCCGCCGGATATCCAGGCAGGCGGTGTAATCCCTGCCGCTTGTCCTAACCTCGCCCGTTCTACACTGCATGGGCCTGGACCGGCAGTGGACCGAGACACGGCTGGAACGTCCTTTGCAGCCCCCAAAGTCGCAAGAATTGCGGCATTAGTGCAAAGTGTCTTACCCGCCGAGTCGGCACTTCTGTATCGCGCACTCGTAGTGCAATCTGCACAATGGCCGGCTTGGGCCAATGACATTTTGGCACGCTTACGTAGTTCACCGTCCAACATGGTGCCCGAGGAAAAACAGGCCCTTCTCATCGCGGCGACGAGCGCCTTCCGCTGCTTGGGATTCGGCATTCCCGACGAAGCGCGAGCCACCACCAATACGGACCATCGAACGACGCTCATCACTAACGGTGACACCGAAATTCATGCCGGTGAATGTCACATATATCAAGTGCCGATTCCGTCAGAGCTGCGCCAGCAGGCTGACGAGTTCGAGATCCGCATTGATGTAACGCTGTCTTATGTTGCTGCGCCAAGGCGCACACGCCGCAACCTACGCCGCTATCTATCCACCTGGGTAGATTGGAAGGCCAGCAAGCTTGGCGAGGGGCTTCACGATTTCCGGGTGCGCGCTATGAAGGATGTATCAAACGAGGACCCGCCGCTGCCCGGAACCACTCTGCCCTGGGTGCTGCATGACAAACCCCAGGACGGCCTCATTCGTGACTTCAAGCGAAATAGTGGAACGGTGCAGAAGGACTGGGCGGTAGTCTGTTCAAATAGCCTTCCCGACCACTTCTGCATCGCCGTGGTAGGCCATCAGGGCTGGAGCCATGATCCAGACTCGATGGCCCGCTATGCGCTCGCGGTGACTTTTGAAATCTTGGGCGGCGAAATCTCGATCTACGAACCACTGCGAGCAGCGAACGTCGAACTTCAAGCCCAGACCGAAGCCGAGGTTGAAGGTAATGAGATCGAAATAGATGTCGCAGCGATAGAATGACCAGCTAACACCTGCTGTCTTCCTGTGTGCTCATGCAGGCACGAAGCTAGCCTGGGTGAATAGTTGTCGCTGGCTTGGCACAGGTCGTATTCCATATAACCTCCATGTCGCATCACTCGTTTTTGCTGTTTTCACAAACGGCGAAATCGGCTTTGCTTCTTTTCGGGATCTATTTCATGGCTCTCGATGTTGCAGAACCTGAAACCCCGTGCATGCATGGATTCGTCAGCCAAGTCCTTCAGGCACAGCCATGGTTCGTGGGTCTGACAACCAGCGACCGTTGATCTACACAGCCGAGATACCCCTGTTAGACCCAGCAGGTAAGAGCAATTAGCCTCAGCCAGCGCCCGTGCTCTCTGCCACCAAGCCGCAAGCTGTTGCGCCCCACACCCCCTGGGCCCAGCACCCCACCCTGACCGCCCTTCAGCCCGCCCTCCAGATCACCGCCGACTGCTGGGCCCTGCTCGCCGCCTTCGACGGAAGCAGCCGCAAGGAGCACTACCTGCCCAAGGGCGAACGGGAGCCTGAGACCGCTTACCGCAAGCGCCTCGATGCCGCTCGCCCCTCGGGCTTCTTCCGCGATGCCCTGCGCACCTACGCCGGCATGCTCAGCCGGGGGAGCTGGATCAGCCTCCCCGCGAGCTTGTCCTCAGTGCTCACCGATGTGGACGGCCGGGGCACGGACCTGGGCGTCTTCCTCGCCGCGGCCGACCTGCTGGTGCTGCGCGATGGCGCTGCCCTGGTGCTGGTGCTGCCGCCCGAGCACAGCTGGCCCAGCGAGGGCGACCGGCAGGAGGCCCTGCGCAGGGGTGACCGCCTGTCCCTGCCCAGGCTGCAGCTGGTGCCGCGGGCAAACTGCCTGAACTGGGAGCTCCCCGTCTCCTACGGCCTGCCGGGCCGGATCATCTGGCGGGAGCCGGTGAACCGGCCCATCAGCACCGAGTCTCCTGGCAGCGAGGGCGCTGTCACCGAGCAGATCCAGGCCCTGCTGGGTGATGCCGATGCCCCCGACCGCTGGCACTACCGCAGCTTGCAGCTGCTCACCGCAGGCGACAGCATCACCGGCCTGCAGCTGGCCCATCACCCGGTCTGCGCGGATCCCCAGGCCAGCAGCGGCTGGCGCTGCGACGAGCCGGTGGTGACCTCCTACGAGGGCATCAGCCGGCTGCCGGCCTGCTGGTACACCTCCGACGGCTCCGCCTTTGGCGAGGGCGATCTGCCGCACCTGGGACTGGCGCACCAGTACCTCAACCACTTCCGCTGTAAGAGCGAATACGAGGAGCTCCTATCCAGGACGGCTCTCCCCGTAGGCGTGCGCAAGGGGATGGTGGACGCCATGGGCAACAGCCAGGCCGGGCCGGTCGTGCTCGGACCCAACACCTGCATGGACCTGCCCGCTGACGCCTCCTTTGAGTTCGTCGAGATCCGGGCCCGCTCGCTGGCCGAGCACCGGGCCTGGCTGCAGATCCTCGATGACACCATGCGCCGCGATGCCCTGATCCCCAGCCAGAACCGCGGTGCAGCCCGCACCGAGATGGAGATCAGCCTCACCGCCTCCCAGAGCTACGCGCTGCTGCAGGCGATGGCGATCCAGAAGGCCTCCCTCTTCTCCACGCTGCTGCAGCACTGGTGCGCCCTGACCGGGGAGCCCCTCGATCCAGGGGCCGGCCTGCAGGTGACGGTGAGCCCGCTCACCCCGCCGATCCAGCCGCAGCCGCAGGTGAAGGAATGGATCGAGCTCTTCGACAAGGGGGTGATCAGCAGGGAGGAGCTGCGGCACCAGTTGGCCCTGGCCACGGCCAATGCGATCAGCAGCCCGACGCTCGACGACAGCCCGGCTACCAAGGCCGGGGAGCAACGCGCAGCAGAGCCAGCAGCGGTGTCGACCCTGCCGCCAAGGCAAGAGGAGGCAGATGCCGCTGCGGTCGCCGCATGAGCCAGACCCTCACCGACTCGTCTTACCGCTGGCGGGCTGCTGACCTGGAGTGGATCCGCGTTGCCCTCTCGATACCGGCCCGCCTGCCGGCGATCCGCGCCATCAACGACGCGATGGCGGATCTCGAGCAGCTCTACCCGGACGCCATCCCAACCGCCCGCCGCGAGCTTGATGCCATCGCCACCATCGACACCGAGCTGGCGGGGCTGAGCCCGGAGCAGCTGCAGGCACCGATCGAGACCCGTCGGAAGGCCGTCAGCCCCGATGCCCTGCCGGAGGACGGGACGCTTCCGGTCAAGAAGGCGGACGTGATCGAGTTCGACACCGAGCTGCTGCGGGAGGAGACGGTCACCCGCTACGGCGAGGGTCTCTCGATCGAGCAGGCCCTGCGGCGCCAGCGGGGCAGCCATGCCCAGGCGTTGCTGCTGATGCTCCCCACCCTGGCGAACTGGAGCCGCGATCCTCAGCTCAGCGGCGGTGGAGCCGGCTTCACCGCAGCGCTGGAGCGGGGCTGAACCGTGACCACCACTCCCGCCCCTGGAAGGTTGCCGCCTTCCGCGCTGCAGCCCTATGCCAACGCCCGCATCCTGCTGTTCTCCAATGCGCTGCCGGGGGTGCTGGATTCCGAGCACACCGGGCGCTTTCTGTTTGAGGGTTTCATCAAGCGCCTGCGGGGGATCTCCAGCAAGGAGAACGCTCCGGGGCTCGATACCGGCGACTTCACCTACGAGGGCTATCTCACCCGCGGCGCGGTGCTGCCGCTGACACCATCCCAACCCTGGGACTGGCTGGCTGCAGCCATTAACTGGAGCACCAGTGGCATTCGGCCGGTATCGGCCACAAACCCGCCGCTGCTCACCCCCTGTTTCGGGGCGGTGTGGCTGGGTCCGCTGGCTGAGCTGAGCACCCCCGGCCGCCTTCCCTCCCCAAGCCGGGGGCAGTTCGCCGCCTTCTCCGTCACCGAGTTCGGCGGCATCTACGGCGCCGGCGGCATCGGCTCCCTCACCCAGCCGCTGCTGGGCGAACGCATCCAGGCGGCGCTAAAACCCAACCGCGTCGTGGTCGTCGCCAGCGGTGACAGCCTGAATGTGCTGGCCGAGCGCCACGGCACCACCGTGACCACCCTGCGCAGCCTCAACCCCACCATCACCGCTCGACCATCGGACCAGTTGCCCTTGGGGAGCTGGTTGTTCATCCCCAAACGTCGCGCCGCCGCCAACGCCGACACCAGCACCACCTCGCTCCCCTCGGGCTTCTACACGCCAGAGACCCTGGCGGCGTACCTGGGCGTGTCGCTCTCCACCATCTACAGCTGGAACTCCAGCGGCTACGGACCGCCCTTCGTGAAGCTCGGCAACCTGGTCCGCTACACCTACGAGGACGTGGAGCTTTGGCTGGCCAGGCAGCTGGAGCTGTCGCGGGGCTGAGCCCTACAGACGCTGCGGCCGCTTGGCCGTGTCGATGAGAAGGTTGTGCAGCAGTTCGGTGCTGCAGATCAGCAGGTGGGCCATCCAGGTGCCCGTCAGCCTCGGCTCCGCCACTCGATCGCCCCGGCAGCGGCTGATGCGCTGCTCGATCTCCACCAGCTCGCGGCCGATGTTGTGCACCATCGCCTCGGTGGTCTCACGGGGCGTAGGGACAGACGGCTTCTGCATGGCTTCCACCCTGGCGGGTCGTCAGCCGAACCGATAGTGCTTGCGCACCGGGGCGTGCACGTCCCAGGTGCAGCTCAGGCCCTCCTCGAACACCACCAGATCACCGGCGCCGAACCGCACAGGCTCCCCGCCATCGGGGGTGACAGTGACATCGCCCTCCAGCAGCAGACAGGTCTCCTGCTCGTCGTAGGTCCAGGGGAAGGTGCTGACCCCACAGCCCCAGGTCGGCCAGCTCGTCACGCCAAGGCTCTGCAGCTGCGCCGGATCCGGGTTTGAGGTCACCTTGATGGCACTGGCCATGGCAGGGCTGGAGGTGGAGTAACTGCATTGTCGGCGGCAGCCATGGCAATAGGCGGTGAGCACAGCCCGGATGGGGTGCTCCTCCACGACAGCCGCGATGGGTCATGGCCACTGCCACTGCTTCTTCCACTTCAAGCACTGCCGCCGCCAGCGGCCAGGGTGCTGACGACAACTACGCCGCCGTTGCGGCCACCGAACCGGGTTCTGCCGACGGCGCCTCCACGGCCGATCCCAGCGGCACCAGCTCCCAGGGGGCTGCTGCCAGCGGGAGTGCCAAGGGCGCCGCAGGCTCTGCAGGGTCCGATGGCGCTGCTCCACCTGCTGACGACAACCGCCTCTCCGAGCCCCTTCGGGCCGAACGCCGCAAGAGCAACCAGCTCGAAAAAGAGATCCGCACGCTGCGCCAGCAGCTGAACCGCTTCTCGGAGATCAACCCCGAGGAGTACGCCCGCCTGCAGGAGGCCGAACGCCAGAAGCAGATCCTCGAGCAGCAGATGGAGCTGCGCGAGCGGCAGATGGAGGAGGCCTCCGCCCAGAAGGTTGCCGCCGTCGCCGCCGAGCGCGATGAAGCCAAACAGCAGGTGCTCCAGCTCCGCAAGGACCGTCTGCTGGAGCGGGCTTTTTCCCAGGCCGAGGGCCGCACTGGCGGTGACGCGCGGGGGACGTTCTTCGACATCTTCAAGGGGCAGCTGGGCACCTGCTTCCGCCTCACCACTGGTGGCGACGGAAAAGACGTGCTCGAACCGCTGGACTCCCAGGGCAAACCGCTGCTGGGGGATGACGGTCGGCCGATGACCACCACTGAGTTCCTGGATCAGATGCGGGTTCATCCCGTCTACGGCTTCCTGTTCCAGCAGCGGGGCCCGGCCGGCATGCAGGCCGCTGGTGGGCTGACGGTGTCGGGCATCGGCAGCAACGGCGAACCGATCAACCCCCAGGCGATGTCAGCTTCCGAGCTCTACCGGGCTTCGTTCGCGGTCAACGGCCGCGGTGCTCGTCGCTGAGACCCGTCGATGGCACGGCAGCCCCGCAGCTTCTACGCCGGACTCTCCTTCCGGCCGACAGCCCCTGTGGCCGCTGCCGCCCGTCGTGCCCTGGAGCGCCGGGCCCAGCAGCCGCCCTCCAACCGGGGCATGACGCCGGTGGGGCTGGCCCGGGCGCGGCAGCTGCTCAACCGCCAGGAGCTCTCACCGCAGACAATCGATCGGATGGTGAGCTACTTCGCTCGCCACGAAGTGGACAAGCAGGGCTCAACCTGGGAGACCTACGGCAAAGGCCGCCAGGCCTGGGATGGCTGGGGCGGTGACCCCGGCCGCCGCTGGGCCGCTGGCCTGGCTCGCCGGATGGATGCAGCGGAGCGAGCACAGCAGCGCTCAACCAAACAACCCCGCCGCCGCCGCTGACGCGCGAGTCGATCAACCCCGCAACTGCCCGGAGCCCGGAAAACACCACCGGTCAAATGATCAACAGCTCAAAAGGGGAGAAGCTGACGTGAAAAAAATCGCGAATTCTCCTCATAATTCGCGTTTCAAAATCAGCTCCCTGTAACTCCCTGGAGATCCCCGGAGATCGCCGTAGAAGAACGCAAACCAGGGGGTATTCCCCCTGTTTCCGGAAGCGGCGCAGTGTGCCTCGGAAATTTTTCAGGTTCTGGGAAATCCCATCCCCCGCGCCAGCATTCCTCGCCACCGGCAACCCCTCCTTCACTGGACGCTATTGGTGGTGCTGCCCCTGGACCGATGCCACCATGGGTAGAGGCAGCAAGTCCTGGCCGATGACCGCCACCAGCTTCAACGTTCAGAACCTGCGGGGTCAGGCCCTGCTGTTCCGCTGCCTTGAGACCGGCTTCATCACCACGGCACCAGCCCTGACCCGCTACCAGCAGGGCAGGGGCATCGACCTCAGCCGCCGCGAGCTGGTGGGTGAGCGGCCGGCCCAGTGGTGCAAGAGCCGTCCGCTCACGACCTGCGAGCACTGCGGCATGACCATCAAGGGGAACCAGTGGACGGTCCGCCAGCACCAGCAGAGCCAACGCTGTAGAAGGGCGAGGACGCAGCTGCCGGCCTGATGGACCATCCGCTCTGGCTCCTGGTGCCCTGGCTGGTGTTCGCCGTCGGCATCGGGCTCAAGACCTGGAAGGTCACCCTGCTGCTCAACCGCCAGGTACGCAGCAGTGCCTGGGGGGTGGAACGGTTCCGAGCAGGGCTGGAGCGGCACTGGCAGCGGAGTCAGACGCTGCGTTGAGTCAGCCGAAAGCCCCGGGGGCCCGAAGACCCACCGGGGCAGGGGCCGCAGCCCCTGGGGCGGCTCAGAGCACCGCCACGGTGCCGAGGCGCCGGGCCTGCAGCTTGCGGGCCAGCTGATGGGCCAGCTGCGCCGGAATGAAGCGGGGCTTCTTGACCGGCTTGCCGCGGCGGCCATAGAAGACCGTGATGCGCTCGGCATCGGCGGCCTTGATCCCGCCGGGATAGACGAACACCGCCAGCTGGCGGATTTCGCAGCGGGGAGAAAAGGAGGCCATCACGAGGAAGGCGAGGGACGTCCGCGATCAGCCCCGGCTGTAGCGACCTGGCAAGGACGCCTCGCAGAGGCGCCAGGCCTGATCCTTTCCAGGGCGAGACGGCTGGGGCAGCGGTGCTCAGGCCCTCGCCGACAGTGAGGCTCCGGGCCCCGCGCGTGCTGAACCTCTGCCAGTGGCCTCGTTCGTCCCGGTGGATCGCCGCCCTGTTGTCGTCGCCTGGCCGGACGATTGGCCTTGGTGGCCGCGACCAGCAGAAAGCAGGGCCCCGGGGAGCCCCGCCGGCTGGAAGCCCTCAATAGGGCAGCAGCGACTCCAGCTCTGGATCAACCGGCATGGCCGGAGCGGCTGCCTGCTGCTCGAACAGCACCTGGGCCGCCAGCTCAGACAGCCGTGGCCAGCGCGCGCTGCAGAACGCCAGATCTTCCAGCATCTGCCAGGAGAACTGCTGCAGCTGGGCTTTGCGGGACAGAGAAGCCATGGGAGGGCTCCGCGTAGGACCCCTCAGCCGGCGGGGGGCGGGTCAAGGGCCCGTCCACAACTGGGATGCGGAGCGCAGCGCAGCCAACGTCCACACCGGCGGGCTCGTATCACCCTTGAGGCGCCCCCCGACCATGAGGAGGGCCGGAGCGGAGCCCCATCGAGAGCCGGTGGCCGCAACGCCGCTGCGCTGCTGGCACCCATGGCAATAGGCGGTGACGTCGCTGGGGCAGGACCCCTGGAGTGCAGCACCGATGGGCCTCACCCTGATCGAGGCAGCCAAGTACGAGAGCCGCCTGGAGCACCTGGCGGTGATCAAGACCTTCGCTGAGGGCGAACTGCTCAGCTGGCTGCCATTCATGAACATCGCCGGCGGCGGCCTCTTCTATTCCGTCGAGAAGGAACTGCCCTCGGTGGGCTTCCGGGCGGTGAACGAGGGCTACAAGCAGAGCTACGGCGTCGTTGATCCCCAGTCAGAAGCCGTGCACCTCTTTGGCGGTGACGTGGATGTGGATCGCTCGATCGTCGACCTGCAGGGCCCTGAGGCCCGGGCTGCCCAGACCGAAATGAAGGTCCGCTCGATGCGGCTCACTCTGGAGGCGGCGCTGATCAACGGTGATGCCACCGCCAGCCAGGGCCGGGGCTTTGACGGCCTCGCCAAACGCCTCTCCCCTGGCAGTGAGATGGCACTGAACAACGGTGGCGGAGCACTCGATTTCGACAAGCTCGATGAGCTGATCGATTCGGTGAACTCCTACGGCGGCAAGAAGTATCTGGTGATGAGCAAGGCGATGCGCCGCCAGCTCAATGCCCTCGCCCGCCAGACCGTTGGCCAGGGCGTCTACAACGTGAGCACCAACAACCTGGGGGTGATGGTGCATCACTACCAGGAGTGCCAGATCCTCACCGTCGACCGCGACGCCCAGGGCCTTGAAGTGCTCGGCTATGGCGAGGCGGGCGGCACCAGCTCGATCTACTGCTGCACCTTTGGCGACCAGGCCGTGACCGGTCTGCAGGGGCCGTTCCAGGGCCGCTACGGCATTTCGGTGCGCGACCTGGGTGAGGTGCCAGATGCCCCGGTGTTCCGCACGCGGATCGATTGGTACGTGGGCTTTGGCGTGATGCACCCCCGCGCCGCTGGCCGGCTGCACAGCATCGCCCCCATTACCTGAGCACCACTCCCTACCCCCTCATTGGAGACCGATCGATGACTCCCCTCAAGGCCAATTCCCTGCTGGATGCCGCCACCGTCTTGGTGGGCTGGACCAACCGCTCCGCCACCCGGGATACCGAGAAGGTGTTCACCAGTGGTGAGGTGGTGAAACTCAACACCAAGCTCGACGCCGCCTCCCGCTTCTCCCTGCTCGTCTCCCACCCTGGCCACAGCGCTGCGGTGACGGTGGTGCTGCATCTCGCGCCCCAGCTGCGCGACGGCACCCGCGGCACCTTCATCCCGGTGGCCACCGTTGCCGTGCCGGCTGAGGGCGGTCGGGTGGAGGCCTACATCAGCGGCCACGACATCCTGCTGGATGCCGCCGATGCCGATAACGCCGACCTGCCGGCGCTCTGCTTTGCCAAAGCCGTCGTCACCCCCTCCACGCCCGAGGGGATGGTCGTCGGCCTGACCGCCACCCTGCCGGCCTGACCATGAGCCAGCCACAGAGCCATGAGCTCAGGAGCCAAGGGCTCGCGGCCCAGGGGCCCCTCCCCGCCGGGATGCTGCGCATCCGTCAGGGCAGCCAGGAGCGCTGCGTCTGGCCGGTGCATCTGCCCGGCTGGCTGGGGCTCGGCTGGCGTGTGGCCGGTGCTGAGGCAACAGCCGGAGCCCCAACGATTGGGGTCGCCGCAGATGGAAGCCAGCTGCTGGAGCCGGACGATGCAAAACCTGCATCAACCCGCGGCCGGCGCGGCCGGCGCCGCAAGGAGGAGCCGGAACAGCCACCCGCCGGGGGTGAGGCCCACCCGGAAGAAACCGGGACGACCGCTGAGGCGGACGCGGCCGACTCCGAGCCCCCAGCAGCCCCTGAGGCTCCAGAGGAGGCAGGCACTACGCCTGGCGATGACTCCACCACAGACGGGGGCGACGCGCTGAGCGCCCTGCCCGATGACCTCTTCTCTGACCCGTTGATCTGATCCCCTCGCCATGCCCTACCCCCTGCCCGAGCAACCAGCCACGGTGGGCGGGGCACGGGTGCGGCTGCTCCCTCCCCTCGGCTGCCCCGGCACCGAGCAGTGGGTGCTGCCGATGGAGTTCGGCCGTTGGGAAGAACTCGGCTACCGCAAGGGGCCGGTGCCGGCGAACGACCTGGAGCTGTTCTGGCTGCCGGCCGATCGCCGCTGGAATGAACCGATCGCCTCGGTTGCGATCGAGCTGCTGATCAACCCCCGCCAGAGCATCACCTCTCCCATCTCAGTCACCTGGGGGGATGGCAGCAGCGATCTGCTGCCCTGGCCGGTCACCTCCCGCACCGCACCGCGGCTGCGGCACGTCTACGCCCAACGAGCCGATGTCACGGTCCAGGTGCAGCTGGGGATGTTGATCGCCTCCCTTCCGGTGGCGTTGGTGGGTTGCCCCGTTCCGCCCCAACAGCTGCTGAACAACCGTGATGGCGGTGGCGGCAGCAGCAGCGGCATCATCCAGCCCCTGATCCCCAGCGGCGGCATCACCGGTGAGCCCTACGACGGCCGCCATGCGGTGGTCTGGCGCCTGCGTCTCCACCCCAATGGCGGCCTGGGCTTCCTGCCGGACCCCGCCAGCGGTGAGCCGGCCCTGGCGGTGGTGCAGGAATCGGGCGTCGGCAGCCGCGCCACCCGCTGGTATTCCGGCGATGGCCCGCCGCCCACGACCCTGCAGCCGCCGCCGACGGTGGGCGACTTCTATCTGGACCGGTTGAGCGGCCAGGTCTACGAACTCTCCGCCTGATCGACCTGTGCCCGATACCAATAAAGGCCTGGCCGAGCGGGTGGAGGTGTTCACCCGCGCCACCAGCGATGCCCTGCAGAAAGCCGTCGGGGACGTGCTCGATGCGCGTAGCCCCTGGCAACTGCTCTACCGGCTCTCTCGCATCGTGCTGCTCGGCCTGGTGCTCTACACCGCTTGGCTGCTGATCACCCTGCAGCCGGAGCTGGCCAAACGGATGAGCACCACCGCGGCCCCGACCCTGCAGGAGCAGGTGGCGGCCCATCAGGGCCAGGTGCAATCGCTGCTGCGCACGGCGATCGACACCAGCGGCGATGGCCTCCACACCCTGGTGCTGCTGCAGTGGGATGGAAGCAGCAGCGCGAACGTACTGGTCGGTGCGGGGCGGGCCGGCCAGCTGGAGCTCTCCGCCGATCAGCCGCTGCTGCTGGGGGTGGAGATGGCTGCGGCCCTGGGTCATCTCGCCCTGGGCCTCTGCGCCAGCGAGCAGCCAGAAGCCCTGCCCCTCCCTCACGATTCCGGTGCATCCGGGGCGGCAACGGCGAGCGCTGCGCTGCTCTGTCCGGTGGGCTGCGGCACCACCAGCCGCCAGCGCGCCCTGCTGCTGAGCCTCTATGACAAACGTCCGTCTCTCCCCGCGCCAAACGGTGAATCCGGCGATGGTGAGCGGCAGCTGCGGCGCCAGCAGGAGCTGCTGTTGATCGCCCGCCGCCTCGGGGAGCTGTTGGCCGATGACGACCCTGGCGCCGGCCATGGCAAGAGACAGTGATCGCCGCTTCCCGCCGCCGTGGCCCTGTTCTGGACGCAACTGGCCTCCCTGCTCGGGCCCCCAGGCCAGGTGGGACCACCAGGACCCCAGGGCGCCGGTGTGCCGGCCGGGGGCAGTGCCGGCCAGACCCTGCGTAAGCGCAGCGCAGCGGACCACGACAGCGAATGGGCGACTCCCCCGGCCAGCGCTGATCTCCTCTTCATTCAGGACAGTGCACCGACGGCCGAGCAGCTGGCGGGCGCCTCCCGTTATCAGTGGTGGGACACCAGCGGCGGTGCCCTCACCCTCTACATCGAGGACGGGGTGAACTGATGGCCCTGCGCAACGCCTTTGACGATCTCGCCCTGGAATCCACCCTCCAGTCGCTGCGGCTGGCGGTCGCTGCCCTCACCCGCACCATCGGCCTGATCACGCCCGATGCGGCTGGCCGCATGCGCGTGAGCCTCGACGCCGCCCCAGCGACTGTGGCCGCCACCCAATCCGGTACCTGGAACGTCACCACCCTGACGACCCTGACCACCTGCTCCACCCTCACCAACCAGAGCCAGGTGGGCGGCTACGGCGCCAACGATCAGATCC